GGAAAACAAGCATTAAGAATTAAGCAAATTTATCATGATTTTGAAGCTGATTACATAGTATTAGACTTACAACAAGCAGGAATTGCAGTTTTTGAAAGACTAGCTGTGCTTACTAAAGATGAAGAACGAGGAATTGAATATGAAGCTTTTACTGTTTTCGAACATAAGTCATTAGATAAAAAATTAATTGAAGAATTGCAAGAAAAAACTTTGGGTTTAAATGCAAGACCAGTAATTTATCCAATAATGGCAAATTCTAAATTAAATAATGATATAGCTGTTGATTTTAGAGATAAATTACAAAGAAGCATGTGTAGTTTTCTTATAGATGATAATGATGCAGAAGTATATTTAACGAAACACAATAAAGAATATGCAAACAATAATGGAAAAGATGTAAATATTAATATATGGTTCACTAAACCATATATTGAAACACAACTGTTAATTAATGAATCAGTAAATCTAGAATACTCTTTTAATGGTGGTAACATAAAATTAGATACTGTTGGAACTGCTAGGCGTGATAGATATACGTCAAATTCATATGGAAATTATTTTATATCATTATTAGAATTAGATTTATTAAAAAATACTAATGATGACTATGATTTCGTATTTTCATACTCATAATACAAAACACCTCAAGAAAGGAGGTATTCCTAATTTGACAAAAAAAATAAACATAGGTCTTCCTTCCGATCCATTTCCTCAATTTGATTCTCCCCAATTCTCAACATCAAATGAAATAGAATTAAATTCTTTATCCTATAATTCTTATTCATTTTCAACAGGAAGACTAGATACAGATAATATCCCCATGAGTGATTTAAAACAATATGTCAAATATCCTATGATATATAATGAAATATTAAGAACTATATCTGAACAAGCTTACGGAACACAGGGAATTTATAGCAACATCTGCGACTACATGATAGCAATACCTACTTTAGCTAATATTACAACTATGAGAAATAAAACTCCTGAATTAAAAGAAAAAAAGAAAAAGTTTAATTTAATATTGAAATTATTAAATCATGATCGAACAACTAGAGATATATTAAGAAATGAATATATTTATGGTACATACATAGGTACATTGCGAGAAACTTCTGCAAATAATAAAAAGCTAGATACTGGATCAATGACAGTGGAATCAATAGATAGAATTGAAGGATTATCATTAGATGATAACTTTATGATTCAACCATTAGATTTAGATTATTGTAAAATAATAGGATTCCAAAATAATATATCTATTGCTGCTTTTGATATGATGTATTTTGACCAATTCAAATATGGTGGACTAGTAAATGAAATCAAAAATTTTCCAAAAGAATTTATGAAAGCATATATGGATTATAAAAAAGACGCTAGTAAAAGATGGTTTATATTAGATTATAGAAAAACTATTGCATTAAAATTTAAATCAAAAGAAGATGAACCGTATGGAAGACCTTTAGGACTTTCTGCATTTACTGATATGAAATCAAGTAGTGATTATAATGATAGTCAATATCAACTAGTCAGTGAATTAGCAAGTAGTATATACTTTATGATCTTGCCAGAAGGTGAAAAAAGTGGATCTTGTAGTCTCAATGCAAAACAGCAGACTGAAGTTATTGAGGCTTTTAAAGGTGCTGTAAAAGTAAACACAAGTGGGGAAAATGCCAAAATATCAACATTGAGTTTAGCTCCAAAAACAGAAATTGGTAGATTAAGTAAAGATTCATCCTTAGTAAAAGATACTTTAAGTGATGAAAATATGAAAAAAATTTCTACAAGCTTAGGGTTTGCTAGTTCTGCTTTAAATGCCGAATCAAGTGGTGGAAGTTCGTATGCTAATTTAGCTGTAAATTTGGATTTGGTATCTTCACAAGTATTTCAATCTGTGAATGAGATAGCTATAGAATATACTAGAGTTATCAATGAATTATTAGGCATTAAACCGCAAGATTATATTGATATTAAGTATTTGCCAATTTCTTGGTTAAACAAGGATGATATGTTTGAGAAAGCACAATCTTTATATACACAAGGAAAAGGTAGTTTAAAATTTTGGATCGCAACAATGGGCGTAGATGTAGATGATTACTTAAGTATGATGGATGAAGAGTTAGAAGAAGACTTTGAAAACAAGTATCCCGTCCATTTAACATCAGCAACTTTTTCTGGTAAAGAAGATAAAGGTGGAGCACCTTTAAAAAAAGAAAAGGATCTTAGCGTTGGAGGGAAAGTGACTCGCAATAACAACAGTAATAATCAAGTAAAACCATCAACTAAATAAATATGGTTTATGTACTATTTAAAGGAGGTGAGAAAGACGAAAAATAGCGTAATTGAAATATCTAAAAAAATAGCAAAAGCAGGTAGAACACCAATTAAATTAATTTTGCACGAATTGCATAAAGATTCTGAAGACTATAATGGAAATGGAATACACTGGACAAAAGAGTATGCTGAAAACAATATCGAATCAGTAAAAGGAATGCCTCTTGTAGCACAATTTATGGATAGCGAAAATACAATTCCTTTTGGAAGTCATGGAGATATGATAGTTGAAGAAAATAGAGTAATTTTTGAAGATAGTTTAGTGGTTGGTTCTTTTGAAAGTGGATACATAGTAGAAAATATTGAAGTAAACAATAAAACAATTGATGCCGTAGTAGGGGTAGGTTATGTGTATGATCAAAGATTCCCAGAATTAGTAGATTATTTGCAAGAAGAATATGATAATGGAAATTCTGTAGAAGGTTCAATAGAAATTTGTGCAGATAAATCATTGGGGAATAAGAAAATAATTTATGATGGGGGATGGAAAGAAAAAAATAGAATTCCTATGTCGTATCAATACTCAGGACATGCCCTTGTAATTGGAGAAGTTCCTGCTGATAAATCTGCTCTCATGTTGGAGTTGAATACGCTCAAGAAAAAAGAGGTGAATATATTGCCAGATAACATAGACAACAAAGATAAAACAATAATTGAAATAAATGCAATGAATTATAATGATATTTCTATGATTGTTGAAAGTAAATTCAATAAAAAACAAAATATAGATGAATCAAATTATTCTTATTATTATGTTCATAAATTTTATCCAACTATATCAACATTCATAATGAAATGTTGGGATAAAACAGGAGAATATTGTCAAATTACTTATACAGTTGAAAATGGTGAGGTAAAACTTGGTGAAACTATTAAAGTCGAGGAAGATTGGAAGCCTTTAAATGGCGAAGAATCTGTCGAAGTTAATACACCAGTTAAAAATATATTAAATAATCAAACAAAGGAGGAAAGTAAAAAAATGGATGAAAAAATCGTATTAGAACTTAATCAAAAAATCGAAGATAAAATTAATGAAATTAATACTCTTACAAACTCCCTAGAACAAAAAGGAGTAGAGATCAATTCATTGACTAAATCTTTGGAGGAAAAAGCAACAGAAATTAATACTCTAACTGAAAAAGCAACAGAACTAGATAATAAAGTAATTGAACTAAACACCAGTATTGTTGAGGTTAATAAATTACTTGAGTCTGAAAAAGCGGAAAAAGAATCTCTTACAGTAGAAGTAAATTCTTTTAGAGAAGAAAAAATTAAAACAGAATCAGAAGCAAAAATTGCAGAAGTAAATTCTTATTTTGAAACAGAAATTACAAAGAATGGATTTGAAGAATCAGAAGTAAATTCTCTTAAATCTTTTGTAGAAGCTATTGATCTGGAAGGATTGAAGAAAGCAGAAGCAGAATTATGTGCAAAGAAATTTAAAGAAATGATTGCATCTCAAGATACTTCTGTTGAAACTAATACTAAGAATGATATGTTTATTTCTATTAAAGAAAAAGAAATGAAAAAAGTTCCTGGTAGCATCCCATCTTTCTTTAACTAAGTTTTAGAAAGTAATTGGTTAAGAAAGTAAAATATATTAAACATAAACGAGTTAAGCTAAAGTAATAACAAAAATAAAAAGAAATGAGGTAATTAATAATGAGTTTATTTAAATTCCATGATTCAAATTTTCTTAATGTATCCAACAAGCCTAATGTAAAGGCAATTGCGGATACATATAATGGTTATCAGTTCAATGTTACATCTGATGTTCAGGTATTAGTTCCAGATTTAGCTACAGCAAAATTAGGTGATATTTATGTTATGTGTAATATCATTGATAAGCCTGAAATCATCAATACAGATTCCTATAAAGTTGTTGCTGATGAGTATATTCGTGCATTTAGACTTAAGGATATGGTAGGACTTCAACTTGATATGTCTGCTGATTTGGTTACTGATGCTTTTGCTGATGTCGCTGTTGGTGCTCTTATCATTGGACGTTCTGTGGCAGATACTACAAATGTTCAAAAATGGACAAAAACAGCAGATCCTTCTGCATATGAGATTTATCTTAAAGTAATCAAGAAAACTACTTTTGGTGCATTTACGATTGATGCAGGTGGTGGAACAGTTGCTGGTGGATATGTTGTAGAGGTAATGGCAAACGATAATCTGTAAGTTATAAGGTTTTGGATTAATGTCAAATAGTTAAACTATAAAATAATAAGAAAGAAAAGAGGTATTAACAATGAGTTTTGGAATAGATTTTTCAAATTTTCAAGAAAATGCAGAACAAGTGGAGATTAATAAAAATGTTAAGAACATTTTAGCAAATACTCGCCCAAATGAAGAAGTAGAGATTTTTACAAATATTGTTTATGGTAAAGATGTATCTAAATATGGTAAAAAAGTTGATACAGTAATGGATAAGATTAAAATGTTGGCTACTGCTGCGACTAATGGCAATAGTCAAGCAATCACAGAACTGAATGCTATTCGGACTGTTACTATTCGTCAACCTTTAGAAAAAAGACTTGCTATTAACAATGCTATGGGCTCGGTTACAAAGGTCGGATTTAATGAGGCCATGTATTATGAAGTATACCAATTGCAAGGTCAGAAGTCTAGAGTTCAAGCTTCGTCTGGTGCCTTCGTATTCCCTACTGTCAAGAAAAGAACTGGTACTATGGAAACTCAGACTTCCACTGGAGGCGTTTCTGTTGATTTTCGTGAGTTACAGAGTGGGGCAACAACAGGATTTGCTGAAGCCAATGAACAGGTAATGACTGACATGGTTAACCAAATGGTTCTTTCTCATATTAATGCTTTACGATCAGGTATTACTTCTGCAACCACTTTAAAGAACTATGCTGAAGGAATTACTAAGACAAATGTTGAGGATGTTAGAAAGAAAGCAAGACGATTTGGTACTTCTGTAACAATTATGGGAGACTATAGTGCAGTTAGCAAACTTGCTGATCTTGCTAATTTTAGTGTTGTGGCTGCTGGCACAGAATTTAGATTCCCAGATTCAGTGATGGAAGAGGTAATGAAAACTGGTTTGATTAAGAATTACAAAGGTAGTATTGTAGTTGAATTGCCAAACTCTTACAACATGATTGATCTTAATACTTCTAGTGATTTCTATGCTCCTCAATTACCTACGACTGACTTATGGTTCTTACCACAAGGATCTGTTAGTCCATTACAGATTTGTCTGCGTGGCGATATGACGACAATGACTGGCACAGATTTAAATACTCGGAGTGTCGTAACTCGCTATGATTGGGAATTTTCAAATTATTTGGTGCCGGAATATGTACCACAAATTGGATATTTGTATGATGCAGCTCTGGCTGAATAACCAGTTATAATTAATTAAATAATTTTATAGAAGATAGGTATTAATTGAGGTTCGAAACTTGATTATCTACTGACAAGGACGGTTTTCCTAACCCGTCCTTCTTTTATTTTATAAAAATTTAGGTGGTGATTCGATAGGAGGAGTTAAAATTGGCAAAAAGACTAACATATGAATCTATTAAAAACTATATAAATAGTGAAGAAACAGGAAATGGTTGTAAAATATTAATTTCGGAAGAAGAATTTGAGTTAGAAAAAGTTACGCAAAATAAAAACAACTCAAAAGTAAAATTAAAAATTCAATGTGGTTGTGAAGATCATAATATATTTGAGCCATGTTTTAATAAATTTAAATCAAATAATCAAAAACAATGTCAAGAATGTGGAAATAAAAATACGGGCAACAAATTACGAAAACCATATGAAAAGGTTAAGTTTTTCATAGAAACAGAAAGCAAAAGTAATTGTAAGTTAAAAAGTAAAACATATGAAAATGCAAAAGAAAATTTAGATATTGAATGCCGATGCGGAACACCATTTCAAACATCTTTTGATTGTTTTTCAAGTGGAAACAAAAGACAATGTGACAATTGTACCTCAAAAATGATTTCACAATTATATAAAATACCATATAGCGATATAAAAGCATATATTGAAGGTGAAAACGGTAATGGATGCAAATTGTTGACTAATGAAATTGATTATATTAATACAAATGAAGATATATTAATAAAATGTTCATGTAAAAAAGAAAATAAATTTATTACAACGTATGATAGGTTTAAAAATCAAAATAAGAAACAATGTGACGATTGTACAAAGATTAATAAAAGAAAAACTTGCCTATTAAAGTATGGATTTGAACATCCTATGCAAAATAAAGAAGTATCTTCAAAAGTAAGGGAAACGCTAACTAAAAATGGAAATGTATCTTGTAGTAGTCAACAAAGATATGTTCACAGCATAATAGGAGGAGAATTAAATTATCCATATTATAATGCATCTTTAGACATAGCATTCTCAGAAGAGATGATTTATTGTGAATGTGATTTTGGTGGACATTGGTTATCTATTAAATTGGGTGGATTAACTCAAGAAGAATTTGATAAAAAGCAAAGAAATAGATGGTACTCTTTATTTCGTTCTCACTGGAGAGAAATCCGTATAATCTCAACTAAAGACCTAATCCCATCAGACCAAAAACTTCTAGAAATTCTATTATACGCACGTACATATCTAAATCAAAATCACCATTACATAAAATTCGACATTGACAATTCAAAAATAATTAATTCTCAAGGTAAATTCGACTATGATTATGGTGAGTTAAGGAGAATAAAACCAATAGATATAGAAGTTCAAGAAGCAATCTAATACTCAATAATCTAAACAAAACAAAAAAATAAAGGGTTAAAATAATGGAGGGAGTAAACTAAAATGGCTATTGATATGAATAGTAGGTCAAAGGTACAAAACTTATGTGATTGGAATGTCTCATGGGAGAGGTTTTCCATGGACGGAGACGAATTCATAAAAGCAAATCAGACAGTGTATATTCCAAATATGGAAATTGAAACACAAGTACAGAATAATAATCTTTTCTTTGTTGGATCAGGGAACGGAGATCACAGTAGAGTTTATATTCACAATCCAGAAATGAGAGAACATCTTGGTTTTGACAACAAAGAAGAAAAGCGAGTTCAACTAATTCTAAGTGATGAAAAATGTAAAGAAATATTTGATTATAAAACATTTAGCACTTTTAAAAAGCATGTAAATGAAAACATTATTACAAATCAAGAAAAATCAAAAATAGTTAATTATGCTAAGAAAAATAAGATAAATAATTATGATCAGATTCAATTTCTAGAAAATTTCACAGGTCTTTCATTCAAAACTGATAAAACAGATGACAAAGAATAAATATAATAATCAAATCATCGGAGGTGATATAGTTTGGGAACTTTACTTCAAAAAATATATGATAAATTTTTCATTAAAGCATCTGATGTGGATTTCACTTACAAACAAGATTTAGTTTTTGAGTTTTTTGAAACTGCCATAGGGTATAGTTACAAAACTACACCACATGATTTGAGTTATACTTTGTATTCTAATAATGCAGTTTTAATAATTTATGATGTAATAGAAAATAGTGGAGATATAACTCTAAATATTAATTATAATACATATACAATTGCGCTTTTAAATACTGATACAAAATCAAATATTGCTACAAAAATAAAATCAGCAATAGAATCTGATTATTCAGTAATTCTAAATGATATCGAAGATCCCATCTTAACAATTACTAAAATTGACACAGATATTATAACATTAACATTTACTGATATAGGTAATACTAATTTAAATCTAATCATAAGTAAAACATATGATGGTATAACAATTTATGACTTAGATATAGATGAAATTGAGCTAATTTCATTAAATATGAAGAAAGCATATTTAGATTACTTATTAAAACCATTATCTCGTCTAAAAAAGCAAATTGGGACTAAAGATTTTAATCGTTTGGAAAGTAAAGTAGAAGAATTAAAAGTTTATTCATTAATGTTAAGTAATTTAAAGGAAGAGATTAAAGATTTTAGACAAGAATTTAATTCCTATTCAAATTAGGTGGTAAAAAATGAATAATAACAATAAGAAAATATTAATTAAAACTCCAAATTGTGAAATGAGTTTTGACGATCTATGCAAAAAAGAGTATCTTAAAATAAATCATCTAATGCATATGATTGAGAAAGAGTTTGGTATTTCTTTGCATGATCACCCTGAGCTAAGAGGGGAGATTCTTGGAATTAGCAATTTTATTAAAAGAATGCCCAATTACCAAAGGGAGATCATGTAATTCAATAAAATAAAGTTAATAAATATTAAGAAAAAGGAGGAGAAATAATGGGATATAGTGATTCTGATTTTATTAGAATATCAGAAAGCGAAGAAGCAACTATTGATGGAGTAACTGCAGGAACAGTAACAGCTAATAAAGTAATTGTTGCAGGAACTAATAAAAATGTTGATGTTCTGGCAGTTGCAGACTTAAAGTTGGGTGTTGGTGCAGGAACCTCTGTAGCCAGAACAGCAGCAGAAATCAACTTGTTAGTACAAGGGGCAGAAGCAGGATATAAAATTAAACATGGAGTTACAGCAATTGGGGCAGCAAGTGAAGATGTTGCAACTGGATTAACTACTGTTACAAATGTTATTGTTTCGATGGTTGGAGATCCTTCAATGACCCATATGTATTCAACTGCAACAATAGGTAATCAGACAAATGCTCCAGTTGCAGGAAGTATAAGAGTAAAATCATGGAAACCAACGGCAGTTGGTGATGTTACACCTACTGCAGCCTCAGACGTTTTTGCCAATGTAGCATGGATTGCCATTGGTACTTAATATTGTAATTTATTAAAACTAAATAAAAATTATTAAGAGGAGGAATTTATAATGGCAACGAATTTTATTGGACGGTCTTTAACAGCGAACATTGCAGAACAAAATGTTACTTTGGATATGTCTTTCATTAATCTTATTGTAAATGATAGCACTTCAATTGTGACTTTGGCTTTTGATGTTGCAAGTGCAAATGCATCAGGAAACTTAATGGTGTTAAAAGCAGGAGAGTCAAGAAAAAATATTGCAGTACCTTTTGGAAAATTGTATTATAAAGCCGCTGCTGACACATCTGCTTTAAGAATTGAAGGATTAGCAAAAGCAGAATTCTAATTTTTCTAAATGTAATTTGAGTAGAGAGTTATATAATTAATTCTCTACTCTATAAGGTTGTGATTTTTATAGACGTTAGAAAAAAATGGATAGATGACAGTTCAAATTATTATATTAAAGAAGAAACAATATCAGATGTAAAAGAAAATTTTGATATTCGCAGATATTATAGTGCAGAAGGTTCCACAACAACAATCGACAACACCACTACGCAAGTAATTATTCAATCACATTTAAACCCATTAAATGAGGGGAAATATGATAAGAAAATTCATATGCCAATTGATACAATTGTAAATACTGGATCAATAGTTGAATGGGAAGGTAGTAAGTGGATTATAGTAAGCAATATTGATAATTTACAAGCATATAAAACTGCAAGCATGATTAAATGTAATAACACCCTCCAATTCTACGACTCATCCTCAACCCTCCACTCTATCCCCTGTATAATCTCAAAAGGTTCAATCTCCCTAGATGAACAAAAAATAATTTCAACTTTAGATTCAGAAATTGCAGTACAAATAAGTAATACTTCAATTACTAGACAAATTAAAATCAATGACATATACAGAATTGGAATTCGGAATTATTACGTAACTGACATTAATGATATTACAATTCCTGGTTTGCTCTTGCTAAAAATGGTTTATAGTGAAGTATCACAGGAAACTCATACATTTATACTTACTATCTTAAATGGATCAAGTTTAAGTATTCAACAAGACAATACGCTTCAATTAAATGTAAATGTTACAGATAATGGTGTTTTATTGGTAAATCCAACAATTACTTATTTGAGTAGTAATAATCTAATTTGTACTGTTAATTCAAGTGGATTAGTTTCAAGCGTTGGAATTGGAAGTTGTAGTATTGGTGCAAGTGCAAATGGAGTTAGTGAAGATATTGTAATTGAAGTTATTGCCGAAGAACAACAGAATTATACTGTTGAGGTTAGTGGTAGTACATCAATAATCAAATCGTACACTAAAGAATATTTGGCAGTATTCAAAAATAATGGTTTGCCTATAGTTAAGGAATCATCTTTTTGGTTAACAGGAGTTGATAATTTACCAACTTCATTAGCAATTATTACATCACAAAATGTAGTTAATAATACTTGTGTAGTAAGGGGCGATACTTTAGGTAGTGTGAAATTATGGTGTAAGAGTACAGATGATTCTATAGTTAGTCAAGATGGAATAGTTATTCAGATTAAGAGTTTGTTTTGATGTAAATGTAAAATTCTAAAGGGTTGTGATAAATTTGTCGATAAATAATGAATTAATTAAATTAGATGGGATTCAAAATCTATTATCAAATATAGGAAATAAAATAATTGAGAATAAAACACTAATGAAATGTTTGCAGTACGATTCGGCAGATGCTTTATCACAACCTGAAGTTACAATAGAACAAATTACTGATATGGTTGGTAAAGGATTAGATCCTGCGAATCAACAAAAACTTTTCAAGATGCCATTTTATGATTCAGTTGTTTCTGATCCTCGTACAGAAATTAGATTTTTTATTCCTATATTTGAACCAAATAATATATATTTAACAAATGTAGATGTATGTTTTCAAATTGTAATTCATAATGCTAAATGGGATTTAGATGGTAATTATATTAAACCATTAGTTATGGTTAATGAAATATTAAAAGATTTTAATGGTCAAGACTTAGGTGGTATAGGGGTTTTGCAATTGAAATCATCTATTAAGGTTGCTAATTGGAATTCTAGTTTTTCTGGTTATTATTTCTATTTAAGTACAAGGTCTGTGTAAAATATGGATATATCACAATATGAGCAATACTTTATATACGATGATCCAGTGCAATACATATCACAGAAATCATTGAAACGTAAAAAAGAAATAGAAATAGAAATTGCAAATATGGATGACAATAATTTAATCAATGATGTAAAAATACCTCAGTTAAAAATTGAATATGAGAATTTACCACTGTTAATTAGACCAGTCAGACTATCAGAATATCTTAATTTTCATATAGCTGTAAATTGCCTATCAATTGATAAAAATAAAATACCCGATCCTAAAGTTATTAGTATGAGTTATTTAGATTTTTTATTTCATTTAATAAACAATGATACGAATGGGATCGTTTATGGCCAAATGCTCATTGAGGTATTTAGATTGTGCTTAGGTCTTGGAAATGAAGATATAAGATACTTAAAAAATGAAAATGGTAAAATCAATCTTAATTTAAATGTTAGGTATGTGTACACCGAAAATAACGAAGAAAAAATAGGATTTAGAGATGAAATAATTGATAAACAGGATTTTGATAATATTAGGAACATAATATTATATCAAAATATACCGGATTATGATGATACATATATTGACCCAAAAGTAGAACAAGTTTTAAAAGAAGCACAAGATTTCATGAATAAAAATAAGAAGAAAATGTGTTCATTTGAAGACCAATTAATTTGTGTAATGCTTGCTTTAAAAGAGGTAAGTCTTGATAATATTAAAAAACTTACAATCAGGAAGTTTTCAAAAATATTAGAGAGATACGACTATAAGTTTCATTATGGAATTTATAAACAAGCAGAAATGAGTGGTATGGTTTCATTCAAAAAAGATATTGATCATTGGATGAGTGAATTAAAGAAAAATAAATATTCAGATGTAGCTATTGAATATGGTCAATTTAAAAATAAAATTGAAAGTGCAAAAACATAATTATACTAATAAGGAGGAATTAAACTATGACAATTAATAAAAAATTTGTTTGTGGCGTGGGAAAAACTTATAACTACGATTCCAATGATAATCTTTTATGGGTTGGTAAAACACTATTAAACAGTTCAATTGAGATATCATCTGGTTCTCAAAATGTAAATGCAGGTCAGGGAAATGCCCTTCAGATGATATATTATCATACTGGACAACTTTCGTTAACTCAAGAGGAACAACAATTTAACCTTTCTATGATTGCAAAAACACTTGGTTCTTCAATTGTTACTGGAGCTAATGTATGGGCAGAAGAAAGTGTTGTTCTTACAGCAAGTGCAGGTGCAGTTTTGGGAACTCCTATTGCTACATCTTCTGGTACAATTTATGGATGGGCAGAATTATCAGATGGTAGTTCTGAGAGATTTACTTTTTCAAGTAAAAACTTCACATTGTCTGGTCAGTCCAGCGGAACTGTTTGTGTAAGATATTATAAATCTGATTCTGCTGCTAGGCAAGTAACTGTGAATGCTAATATTATTCCTGCGACTGTTAGGACTGTAATTGAAGCACAAATGTTCTCTGGAGATCCTAGTAATGTTAGCACATCTACTCTAGTTGGTAAAGTTTTAGTAGAAGTTCCTAGATTGCAATTAGATGGAACAGCTACATTAAATTTAACTACGACTGGTGTTTCTAGTACTCCAATTAAAGGGATGGCACTAGCTTCCGCTGTTGCAGGTTGTTCAAGTGCTGGAGTTTATGCCACTATTACAGAAGTATTAGATTCTGCCAATTGGTATGATAATGTTAATATTTTGGCAATTCAGGATGATACTATTGCCATATCTGTTGCTGTTCCCAGTGCTACGGTTGTGGTATGGGCAGTACCTACAAATGGAGATGCGGCATTTATTGCTCCTGTTGCTGATCTTTCGTTCACAAGTGGAACAGTAGGTACTTGTACAATTGGACTTCACACTGGACTTATTACTAGAGTAGCCGCAGGAAGTTCGGTCATTACAGTAATTATCACAAGTAAGAACACCGTGTCTACAACTGCTACAGTAACAAGTTCATAATAGTTAAAATAATAGTATGAGTATTATTTGCGAATATGGTGTATATCATCAACTTGATATACACCATATAATTAAATGTAATGTTATTAATGAAAATTGTGCGTTTGTCCGTTGGTGTTCTGTAGATCAATGTATTAAAAATACAGATGGATATATAAATTGTAAGGTTAGGAGCGAAGAGATGTCAAGAAAAATAATAGAACAGGAAAATATTATTGAATCAACTCCTAATGGAAAATTAGAAGAAAAGTTTAAATTGAAAGAAGAGAATTGTAAAGTTATATGGGTTAAACAAAATTCTTTTGCTGTTGATTTTAAAGGTTATGGTATTTCTTTTGAGTTAGATGTTGGTAAAAAAGTTAATGAATATATCAAAATTCAATATGAATCTGAAATTGGAAAATCAGACTTTAAAGCATATCCAATTTATGAATAAATAATTATGAGAGACTATAACTCTAATTATAGTCTCTAGTCAAGAGTACAGTTATTTATATTAACTATTTTAATTTTAAAACAAATAAAAGGAGTATTACCATCCAATGAATAAAAACCTATTCACAATTAAAAGAAAACTACACACCAAAAAACATTCCAATCTATTAAAAAATATTGTAAGACATGTTGGTAATTTAACTTCTGAAGATATGGAAGAAATATTAGATATTTTTGGTAATGATTATGTACTTGGCGTTAAATATTGGTCTGGAAGAAAACCTTGTAGTCTAAAAAAGTATTTTGAAATGAGAGATGAATATTTCTTATTGGAAAATAAAGAAATAGTTAATATTGAAGATGATTTTGAAGACAATTATCTAAACATAAGAGAAGTATTTATATGTGCTAGTGATTATGATTATCTGATAAACAGCGAAGATGAGCAGAGATATAAATATAGTGAAGATGAGAAAGAAGAATTAAGGAAATTATATTTAGTAAAATAATTATAAACAATAGCTAAGTTTATAATTATCTTATAAACACAAAACAACCCAAATCCCCCATCAAAATAAGAGGAAGACAGACATTCAAATTGTCTTCTTCCTCTTATTTTTTACTATTTTATAATCCTAATTATACATAAATAAACAAATCCCAAAAACTCACAAAGAGAAAGGACTGATAAAAATATGATCACCAATCGTTACGATGGAACAGTAATAGGTTCGCCATCTCTACAAACATCTGTAGCAGAGGCAGAAATAATCCCTGCAAAAGCAAGAATAATTAATTTTGAATTATTAAATGATCAAGTATGTACAATTTCTATTAATAACCAAACGCCAGTTTATGTTCGTGCGAATCAAGGTATATCTCTTGCTGTAGTTAATAGTTGTAAAATTATGGAAAATAATATTACTTATAATTGGATCGGAATAAATGGATAAAAGGATAAAAGGGGTGAGATAAAAAATGGGATTTAAACATAACCCAAATTTAGGAAGTGGCACCGTTAGTAATATATCTATAAATGGTAAAACAGGTTCGAATATAACCCTTGTAAAATCAGACATTGGATTAACAAATGTACCTAATGTTGATACAAGTAATGCTAACAATATATCCACAGGTGTTATTAATCCTGAAAGACTACCTGTGTCATCACAAATTACTATGGGTTGTTCAAAAATTGGTAATGGTATAAATGTTGATAATGAAGGTTTAATAACAACTAAATTAGGTATTGGATTAAAATATGATGGTATATATAATATAATTCCTGATGTTGTAAACATTGACGTAACACAATTAAAGAATTTTTCAGCTATTGTAACAGGTAGTCCTAAAGGATTTTTTAACAACACAGCAACATTAGCAATATTTGCAGATGGTTCAAAGGGTGATTTCTGGATATTTAATGGGACAAATGGATTCAGTTTGGGAGGCAACACATTTAATACTGGAGACCAACTATGGATTATAAATACTTTTAGTGGGAATCCAGTGAATTTAACTGCTAATCATGTTTATGTAGCAAATACATTGAGTCAGGCAACCACAACAACTTTTGGAACTGTCAAATTAGGTAATATAACACCTTTAGCAGATTCAAGTACTCCTGCTATTGGTACTTCGGTTGCAACGGCTAGAGAAGACCATGTTCATCTTATTCTTCCTGATGCAACAGCTACAGTAAGTGGTAAAGTGCCAACTCCTCCAAATAATACAACTAAGTTTTTTAGAGGTGATGCTATATTTGCTGAAATTCCAAATGTAGTGGGTGCAACATCAAGCACGGATGGAACGGCAGGATTAGTTACAAAACCTATAGCTGGACAACAAAATTTATTCCTTAGAGGTGACGGAACATGGAATGCAGTATCAGGTGGGTTAACTCCTGTGGTAAAAAGTGCAGATTTTACGGCAGATGTAGATGAATTATATTTATGTGATGTGTCAAGTAATTCAATTACGGTTGATTTATCAAACTTTCTTACTTTAAATACTGATACAACATTATATGAATGTAATTTAAGTGCAGGTGAATGTTTTGAAGTTTATATTATAAAAGGCGATACTACTCAAAATGCAGTAACTTTATCTTTTACAGGACTTCAAATTGCTCCATATAATTTTTCATTAAATCTTGAAGGTCAAAGTGGTAGTGATTTTATTTTTGATTCAAATAGCTATTTTAGATTTACATATTCTGGTGATAATTCAATTGGATTTAAAATAAATAGTATGACAGGGAGCGTACCTAGTGATGGATTGCCTACTGGTATAACATTTCCATTTGTTGGATTTTCACCACCTAGCGGATTCTTCGCAGTTGACGGTGCTAGTAAATCAAGAACTGATTATGAAGCATTATTTAATGTACTTACGTTTAGTATAACGGGTACTTTAACAACAGGAACTAAAAATGTCACTACTGGAAGTACAAGTGGTTTATATATTGGTGAAAAGATTGAAGGTACTGGAATTCCAATTGGAACAACTATTACAAGTATTACTAATACTACTACTTTTGTAATCAGTAATAATGCTACAATAACAGGTTCTACTATTATTTTGGTATTACCATTTGGAGCACTAACTTCAACAACATTTAATCTACCAGACACAAGGGGTAAAACCTTAATTATGCCTGATCTAACAGCCGAATTTAAGGCAGTTGGTATGACTGGAGGAAGCAAAACGCATACCAATACTCTTGCGGAATTAATGCCACATACACATTCTTATTATGATAGAGGTAATGGTGCAATTAATCGTGGTGATTGGGGTGGAAGTACAGATGTTGCAGATAATACAGGAGGAACTTATACCACAGGTTCTACAGGTTCGGGGCAAGCTTATTCAATTTTAAATCCGTATGTTTGTATGACTTATATAATTAAATACTAAAATAAATTGGAGTGATTAAAATGAATAATCACAATAAAACTAAATTTGATAAAGAATATGCGACACAATGGAATTTAGAAAGAGATTATTTAGAAAAACAAGGTATTAAATATACGTTTGTTAAAGAGATAAATGGAATATCAACATATAAATACACTAAGAACTCGAAGTTATTCAAAGCTTTGAGTTCTTTTTATATGGAAAATAATATGTAATTAAATAAGATTGAAAGGAAAGTGATAGAATTTTGAGAAAAGTATTTTTAGATGATTTACCACATAAAAAGGGCAACAATAATAAAATTGATTGGAAAAATAGCATTGGAGCATGGGTACCTTTCATATATGATAGTATAGAAAATAAGGTTCAAATAGTAAATTATAACGAAAAATATTTATATATTAAATATAAGGATGAAGACATTTTTAAAATTTTAACAGATGGTTTTGCAAAAGGCAAACTTGGTAAATTATTAGGTATAGTGACGATGAAATTTAGAGCAAACATCGGAGAAAATATAAGGAATTTAACTATTATAGATAGAGAATATAGAATAAATAAATATGGTCAAAACCAAAAATGGTATCGCTATAAGTGTAATTTATGCACGTGGGACAATGGTTATATGGAAGAGTCCGCTTTATTATCAAAAGGTCAAAATTGTTCTTGTTGTAGTGGTTCTGTTTGCGTGGAAGGGATTAATGATGTTGCTACTACTGATTTAAAAATAGTTAAATTTTTTAAAAACCTTGAAGACGCTAAGAAAAATACACACGGAAGTGAGAAAACAGTACAGGTAATATGTCCCGAATGTGGTGAGGAAAAAGAGATTGCAGTATGGATATTATGCTATTATGGTTCAATCCGTTGCACATGCGGAGATGGATTTTCGTATGGACATAAATATATTTATAACCTCCTAACACAACTTGACCAACAATTTAAAGGAAATTTGAGGTTTGATTGGTGTAAATTTTATAATCCTTATAAAAACAAAGATATGAATGGAGAATACGACTTTGTTTTGGAAAATAATAAAATAATTATTGAGGTTGATGGAGAATTTCACAGAAAAGATAATATGATGAATGGTCAAACCAAAGAAGAATCTAAATATATTGATGATGAAAAAGATAGGCTTGCTAGTGAAAATGGTTATAAAATAATTAGAATATATTATGACGATAAAAATACAGAAATCAAGACATATATATTAGAGTCAGAATTAAACAATATATTTAATTTATCGAGTATTGATTGGGATATATGTGAAAAATTTGCCTTATGCAATTTAATAAAAACTGCCAGTGAATATAAGAAAAATAATCCAGATGTAACCAGTATACAAATAAGTGAGTTAATGGGGTTAAGTATTCCTACGATAATAAGTTATTTAAAGAAAGGTTCAAAAATAGGTTGGTGCAATTACAATCCAAAAGAAGAAAGTCATAAAGCGGGCGCAAAAAGTGGAAAAGCATGTGGTAAGCCAGTAGAAATATTTAAAGATTTAGTTAGTTTGGGTATATTTGAATCCACCTTAGACCTCGAAAGGCAATCAGAAAAATTATTAGGAATTAAATTAAATCACTCTAGCATTTCATTAATATGTAATAATAAAAAAGATACATACAAAGGATTCACATTCAAATACATACCTAATCAACAACCAACTTCCCAAGAAGAAGCACCCAACCAAGTTGCTTCTTTTTAATTTATTAAATAATAATAATAATAAAATAAAATCTTAATTTATTAAGTTTTTTATAAGTAAATGAATTTAAATAAAATAAATAAACAATAAAAGGAGAGGATTCTTTGACAATTTTTTCTTCGGACTATAGTTCAAGTTCTGGAGGTTCTACCCTAAAAATACAATCAATTACCTCAGATAGTCTTACTAACGATTGGAACTATTGTATATTAGCAGATGCTACAACTGGAAATATAACAGTAACCTTACCACTTAGCACAGCAAATTCAATAGGACGTTCTGTAACAATAAAAAAACAAAGTAATGATAACAATACCATTTGTATTAAACCATCAGCATCAGATAAAATAAATAACTCAACAGATTACATATATCTATATAATAAAGATGATTGTATTACAATACTTTCAAGCAATAATGGCAAATGTGAGACATTGCCGGATAATCGCAATTCAACAGGTCAGAGTAAATCTTATATGATGGCTAAAACTAATACTGTAACAAATTTTCCATCTATTCCAGTCGATATAGATTTTGACACTGTAGTTGCTTCTTATGGTAATGATATTACTGTTGATACTAATGGAGTATTTACTTTAAAAGCTAATAAAACATATAAACTTGAAGCAGAAATAGCATGCAATGGTACCGGAAATGGTCAAATTGTTTATACGTGGGTTGATTCAAATAACGTAGAATTGGTCGCTAATACTGGACGCGGAGTTATAGAAGGAGATACTGATTATACGCATAGTATAGCCAATGTCATTTATACTCCATTAGTAGACGCTCAAGTTAAAGTAAGAGCGATATCAGGTACTGCAACTGTTGGCAACTTGACTGTTGCTTCCACAAAAGCTTATATTGAATGTTTGACAACTCAGGCTACTGTAATTAATACGGTTGATTACATATTCGCAAGAGTTACTTCTAATATTACTACTGCGAATACTATTATTCCAGTTTCTCCAGTAGTAGGGAATATTGGAGTAGTAAATAATATGTTTTCTTTAATTGCAGGAAAAACATACGAATTAGAAGCATTCATAGAGTTTAATGGAAATACAGGTAATGTTTGGGCAGAATATGTATGGACTGATTCCTCTGGAACTTATTTGCCAACTAGTACTACAGGTTTATCAGTTCCAGTGCAAAGTGCATCTGCAGATTCTAGTTTGCCAACAAAAGCTATTGTTACTCCTACTCAAAATATGTCAGTAAAAGTAATGACAACAGGGACTGTTGCTGGCATTACTGGAATAGCACTTACTAGGTCATATTTTAAGATAACCCAAATTGGTTCAACAGCACAAACTTTAAACTCAGGAACGAAAGCACAAAGAATTGCTATGTCTCCAACTGTGGGGTATGAGTTTTATCAAACGGATAATGGTGAAGGGAAGTATATTTACAGTGGTGGTCAGTGGTGTCAAATAAGTGGGTTATCTTATATGAGTGGTTATAAAACAGTATCATCTGGTGTAGCTACTGGGACTATAATTAACTTTGTTGTAAGAGATAGTTTTAACATGGGTACAATAACTCCTCCAAGCATTCCCTTAAAGGCAGGAAAGACGTATGAAATACACGCATTTACACAAATTGATGGTTCAGCTCCTGCTGGTGCAAGATTTGCTTTTGTTAATGCAGTTGGGGAAGCAGAAATAGTTGCATTAAACCACGGGGTTTCTTACACTTCAACATTCACTGGACATGTCGGGCCTCAGCCAGTTGCAGGTGGATTTTATACGCCTAGTGCTGATATTGATTTAAAATTAAAATGTATATCTATCTCTGGTTCTCCAGAGTTAGCATATGAATCTTTTAGGTTGGAAGTAAAACAGATATCATAATAAATAAATAAAATCTGCAATTGTAAAAAGTAGGGATTTGGATTAGTTTTCTCTTTCCTACTTCATTATTAGCATAAAATAACAATTTAAAATTAATAATAATAAAATAAATTATAAAGTAGGTGGGTGAAATTGGCAAAAGGCAAAGTTAATAAAAATAATCCAGATAATAAGGCAAACGGAAATGTAAAACAGAATAAATTAATTAGTAGTGAGCATTGTGAGAAAAATTGTAAGGATGTTGGGATTTGTGAGAAATATAAAAGTTATATAAATTCTATGATACATGGAAAGCGTGGGTATGGCTTGAATTGCTCTAAATAAATAAATATTTTTCAATGGATTGAATCTCATTCTTTAATTAGAATGAGATTTTATTGTGTTGAAAAATCAATGCAATAAACAGGATAGGGTAGCTCCCGAAAGTCGTAATCCTTAACGATTTCCTGTTTATATACCTTTTAAGGAAACAAATAAAATATTAAAGGAGATGTTAAAAATGGAAAATGAAAAAGAATTAGTAATTAATGGAAGCACAATGGTTAATGGGATTGAAATACCAAACATATGTGGTGGGTTTAATAAAGACTCAAAAGTTATTCTAGCAAATACTGTATCTAAACTACACGGAAGACCACTAGGAGATATTAACGCATTGATAAACAATAACAGATCACATTTTGTTGATGGTATTGATATTTTTAATTTAAAAAATAATAAATATTTAATTAATATACTAATTGATAATAAAATTGTTACTAAAAATGCAGTAAACGCTAGTAAATATATATATTTACTTAGTAAATCAGGATATGAAATAATATGTTCAATTTTAGAAAATGCCAATAAAGATACTATTGATCAAGTATTTAGGAAATGTTTTAATTCATTTAATACTAATATAATATTTTTAAATAGATATGAAAGTGAATTTAAGAATTTATTATTTAGCATATTAGGAAATTTTATAGCAATTAAATGTCAGTTTCCAATTTTACAATATAGAGTAGATTTCTTTATTCCATCATTAAAGTTAATTATTGAAGAGGGACATATTTATAATAAAGAAAAAGATCATAAAAGAGAAGAAAATATTCAGGAAGAATTTAAAAGATGGCATGTAGAAGATGAATATACAAAAATTAATATATTAAGAATTAATAAAAACAATGAATATGTGGGAATAGGAGAAATTATGAAAATTGCTACATATTACGGTATATTTAAAGAAATGTATATAGGTAGGAAAGATAGACTTTCTTATGTAGAAAATTTGTATGATTATTTTATGGACTTTTATACAAAAGAATATTGTGATGAAAAGAATATATTCAGGTTAAAATCTAATACATACAATTAGATGAAATACATTGGATGTGTAGAAAGGGGTATACTTGGAGGGAAATTTATAGAGATTTGGTAAAAGAATATCCTAATCAAGTTGAACCAGTTAGGGCAGAAAAATCTATTAAAGAGTTGAAGAAGGCTAAGAGAATTGCTATTGATAGTAATGAGTTTAAGAAGTTGAAGTAGGTTTGTTGAGATATGTTTGTTTGAAGACATAAATAAAATTAATAAATAAAATAATAAAATAAATAAAGGCTTTGCTTTAGGGTGATGTCTTTGTTTGATATTGGAATATTGGAGATGAAATAAAATTAATTATATACACGCATATGATCTTTCAATGGAATCAACAGGATTTTGTATATTTGATGAAAATATGAAAGCAGTGTTGATTGATTCTATACCCACGAAGAAAAGTCAATCTCATGGAAAAAGATTGAAAGTAATTGCTGTAAAAATGGCTGAATTAAAAACAAATTATCCTACTAAAACAATTGTAATTGAAAGAGGATTTAGTAGATTTAATATGGCAACTCAAGTTATTTATCGCGTTCATGGTGTGACAAACTTAATCTTTCACGATTGTGAGCAAATATATTACCCTCCTAAGACAGTTAAGGAAGCAATATTAGGTGGAAATGCTACTAAGAAACAAGTACAGGATGAAATTAAGAAAAGATATCCTGATTTAGTTTTTAAGACAGATGATGAAAGCGACAGTATGGCAGTAGGGATTACATATTTCATTAAGACTGGGCAATTGGAATGGGTTAAGGATGTTGTAGTTAAGGAGAAGAAAGTTAGAGTTAAGAAGGATAGTAAGGAAAAGGTTGATAAAGAAAAGGTTAATAAATAATTTTACATAGAATTTTAGGCACTAGAAATAGTGTCTTTATTTGTGTGTAAAAACACAAAGCAGGATAGGGAGAGCTACCCGATAAGCCAATTAGTCCTATTGGTTTCCTGCTTATTGCTTTTTGGAGGACAAATAATACGAAGGACGGTGTTGTGATAATGGCATTAAAAAAGTTTACAGATGAGAAATTAATTGAAATCATGAGGGATTATATCAAGGAGATTGGAATACCTAAATCTAAGGATTTTAAAGCAAAGAATGGATTACCTGCTAGTGAATTGTATAGAAAAAGGTTTGGAAGTTGGTATGAATCATTATTGCTTGCAGGAGCAAAAATACCAGAAGATAGACAAAGATTTTATCAAAATGATAGATTAACAGACGAAAAACTTTTAGACGATTTGAGAATAATTACAGAAATTCATTTAAAAGACAATGTATATTTATTGAATAGTTCTGATTTTATAAAATATAACACAGTTCAATCTTATTCAGCTTATGAGAGAAGATTTGGAAGTATAGAAAATACATATAAATTAATTGGATATGACTATAATATTTTTAATAATAAAGCGTTAGAAAATGATATGTTACTTAAATTAAAAGAAGTAAATAACATATTAGGTAAAACTCCTAATACATACGATTTAAACAGTTTTAGTCAAACTAAAGAAGGATATTATAGTGCTAGTGCATATGATCGTCATTTCGGAAATATATCAAATTCATTATTATTAGTAGGATTAAAACCGACACAAGGTAGTATTACTAGAAAAATGGATGAAGAAGGATTGATTCAAAGTTTAAAAGACTTTTATGTAAAATATAATAGAATACCATCTCAACCAGACACAAATGAAGAGAAAGGTATGCCAGGATATACAACCTATGTTAAAAGGTTTGGTTCTTGGGATACCGCCTTAAAGAAAGCATTTGGTAATAAATTTAGACTTAAAAGAGTAGCAAAAGCTATGACCACAAAAGGTGGTAGATTGTGCAAATCTATGTTGGAATATTTATTTGCTACAATGTTAGAGGATCATAATATTGACTTTAAATTAGATAAAATATATTACAGAGATTATATTCCTGATTATAAGGGAGGATATAGATTTGATTTTCTATTACATTTAGATGGTAAAGATATTTTTATTGAGATATTTGGATTCTTAGGGAAACAATTTAAATCACAAGTTAAATATGCAAGTGATAAGGATACTAAAATAAAGTTATGTAAGGATAATGGATTAACTTTATTGTCTTTTTATCCATATCATATTTATAGAAAAACATCAGATAAAATATATGAAATATTTGAAAATAAATTAAAGGAAGTGAAATAATTGGCTAAAACAAAAATAAATAAAAATATGCTTAGGGAGATAGCACCAAAACTACCTGAAGTAACAAATGAAATGTTTGAACAATGCAATCCAGAAAATTTAAAGCTAGTTAAAGAATTTGAAGAAATGCATCCCCTATTATCATCCCAAACTAAGTCACAATATCGTAGTGGTGTAAAACAGTTTGTATGGTGGGTTAAAACAGCATTAAATGATAAAGCATTTTATCAAATTACTAAAAGAGATTTTAATAGATATTTAAGTTATTTAATTAACAGAGGAATGTCTAGTTCAGGAATAAAATTTAAGAAGAGTTGTGTAAGTACAATTTGTGAATATGCAGAAAGAATTCTATCCGAAGAAATGAAAGAATATGAAACATTTCACAACTTCACGAAAACAGACATAAAGATACCAAAAAATTATGTCTATAACAAAATAGCAATAACTGAAGCGGAATATAAAATATTAATAGATACATTAATGGAAGATAAAAATTATTTAGCTGTCGCTTGGGTATCTTGTGCCTTCAATACTGGTGCAAGAAGGGGAGGGCTTAGAGGATTTAAAACTGAAATTATATATAAACCAGTAATTGAAGGTGCAGAATATGTAATGTCAAATACTGTTAGAGAAAAAGGGGCATCTGAAGATGGTCATCCTTGTGAGTATATAGTTCCGATTACTACTTTATATTATCTGAAATTATGGGTTGAAAAACGAGAATATGAACACGAATATTTGTTCACAGTAAAGCACAATGGGACGTATAATCAAATCGCTTTAGGATGGGCAGACGATCTTTGTTCAAATGTTTTGTCAGATATATTAGGAAGAAGAATAAATCCTCACCTCTTTAAAGCCTCGGCAATAAGTAATTACCTTGCTAGTGGTATGGATCTAAAATTTGTTAGCAAACATATAGGCCAACATGCAGATATTTCAACTACATCGTCATTTTATGATTTAAGAACATTTGCAGAAGAAAAGAATGATATGTTAAGAAAAGTTAAATTTGTGGAAACTAACAAAGAAGTTATTGAAGAGGAAATAATTCCATAATAAATTCCTCTTCTATCCCTCACCTCAACCCCATAACTTCCAATCAAAATCGAATTTTATTTGATTATTAAGATCATAAAACCCTTATATAGCAACATTTTTCAAATCGCCAACTCTGGCGATTTTATTAATTTACAGAGATATTTAAATATTCAATACAAAAATAAAAAGGAGTGTCATTTAATTATGGAAAAAGTTACATTTAGATATTCAGATTCTAACTTTTGTGCTTTCTTAGTTTATTTAGGTTTTGAGATCATTGGATTTGATATTGTAGAAAAGCGTGGAAATAAAGCAAAAGTATTTCTTCATTTTGAAGGAGTTAGAGAAGAATTAATTGACTTATTTAACAAATTCCATACCAATGATATTCAGGTTAACCCTAATACATTTGGAAAATCAAAAAATGCTGTATTGAAAATAGTTAAAGAACACTTACACAAATACATAAGCAATAAATAATTAATTATAAAGTAAGGGAGGCATTTAATTATGCTAGTAATCAAGAAAAAGAAATTAAGAGTTAGCGATGTAGTTACAATTAAACAAATAAAAATATGGAATTTAGCAGATATTATAACAATAAAAGCAGGTACAGGGGTAGGTAAGAGTTGGTTAATTAAAAATATACTCTATGATATTGCAAAAGGTGAAAATAAGAAAATATTAATGCTTATACATAGAAGTAATTGTACAGAACAATTTATTGATGAAATAGTTAGAGACAATAAATCAGATGTAATAGACATTAAAACATATCAAAAACTAGAATACAAAGAACTGAAGCAATATTTCAATGATTTAAGTGAATATAAATATATTGTTTGTGATGAATTCCATTATTTCATGTCTGATGCGTCTTTCTCAAAAACAACTGATATGTCATTTGATTTAATATTAAGTCAATCATCTGCAATAAAAATATTCATGAGTGCCACTGGCGATCAAATGAAGAGATTTATCAATGAAAATAAAGGAATAGAAACAATAGACTATGAGTTACCTATTGATTTTGATTTTATTGAGGATTTATCTTTCTTTCACAATGATGAGACTTTTGATATATTTATGGATGAAATAATTACAAGAAATGAGAAAGCAATATTCTTTATTCAGTCTGCAAAGAAAGCATATGAATTGTGTAAAAAATATAAGGATTATTGTTTATTTAATTGTAGTAAGCATAATAGTGATTATTATAAATACGTAGACAAAACAAAGATTAAGGAAATGTTAAAGAATGAAAGATTTGAGGAATTAATACTTATTACAACTACTTGTATGGATGCAGGGGTTAATTTGGTTGACACTGAAATCAAGCATGTAATATGTGAAGTTGAAGATACTGGTACGCTTATTCAGTGTATTGGAAGAAAAAGAATACAAGACGATGAAGATAAAATTCATTTGTATATCAAAGTTATTAGCAAAAATTCTTTAGGAGGGAAAGAGACTCAATTAAAGAAGAAAATACATATGGCTAATTTCTTAAAAGAGCATACAGTAAAAGAATTTATAGAAGAATTTCCGAGACAATATGATTATTCAAATATGGTTTATGATAATGTTGTAAAAGAAGATAATAAAGGGACTAAGAAAATAAATGAATTAATGTTTTTCAAATGTGAAGAAGATTTATCTGAAATATTGATTATAAAAGCATATGGAAAATATGGTTATTGTAGATATTTAAAGGAGATTTTTGGAGTGGAAAATTATAGGGTTATTGAAGAACAAAATGCAATTGATGAGTTAGAGAAATATTTGGATAGAATTATTGGTAAGAAATTATTTAAAGATGAGCAAAAAGAATTAATTGAGAATATAGATTTAAAAGACAAAAGAGGCAGAGTACAAAAGTCAATATCTTTATTCAATGCTTATTTTGATGAAAACAAATTGCCATATATAATAAGATCAGATACAAATAATATTAAGAAATTAGAGGATGGGACTAAAGATATCAATTTTAAAAAGGTTTATTGGATTATTTATAAATTAAATGACTATAATCCAGAAAATGTGGAGTAGGCTTATTAAGAGCCTTATCCATGATTTCTGGATTTATTGTAGTTATAAATAAAATGGAAAATCAATATTTTATAAAAACAAATAACAATTATTAAAATAATAATATATCCATGAAGTAATTTTGGGACACCAAAATTGCGTAATGTTCCGTAGGACAAATATAATCATCACATAATAACAAACTCAAAAGAAGAACGAACAATGGTCGTGCAGTAGCTCGCCCCTTGTTACCAAACATTCGCTATCGCTCAGTTTGGGATTTGATTAATTAATTAAATTATTTTTTCATTTAATTATTATATTAAAACAAAATCTCACAACAAAAATCTCATCTTCAATCAATCCACAATCCAATCACACGCACCACAATCGTCTGTGTTGAGTCATAATTTATTGTTGGTGTGATTGTATGGGTCGGAATTGATTTGAGTGTTTTGAGATGATTAAATTAATAAAAGCACTAAAGAAAAGAGACTCTAATCCAACTTAGAGTCTCTTAAAATCAAAAACAATTAAATTACATAATATTATTTGTTACTTACTAATTACACAATCTCATGTAATCTATACATTTCCTCTACTAAAACATTCACCTCATATTCATATAATTTACAGGCAATGGAATATAACTCATCTATCATACCAATTTCCTCAATATATTCTAATTTGCTTCTTAATTTAGATTTATGTGTTTTATTATAAAATTCCATTCTAGCATTTATTCTAGTTTTATATTTTAGTTCAAATGCTTTATAAAGCTCACTCCATCTATCGTTAAAATTACTGCACTTCATTACTACACGATTAAGAATTTGTCTTTTGGAAGCAAGAGGAATGTCTTCGACCAATCCTTTAATAATATCAGATTTATAATCAATATCATTTTTTTGTTTAGCAATTATTCCATTTTGATTAGTAATAACTGCAAGTGTTGACTTAAATAACATTTTAGTTGGTTC